TGCGGGGGCAGGAGTGGGTTGTCTAAAAAAACGCTGTGAGTGTTTGCGTCTTTTTTTCTTATGGGCGTTGGGTTTGCGGATTGTTCGCGTTGTAGGTGTACGCCGTACGCTTGGCCGCGCCGACTGTTACAAGGTTTACAACTGGCTACTAGGTTGTCGAGTTCGTGTGAACCGCCGCGCCCTGGTTCTATTAGGTGGTCTGCGGCTGTTGCTTCACGTTGCCCGCACCAATGGCACATTGGGCTATCGGCTAGTAATCGTTTACGGTTTGCTAAGTATGTTGCGTTGCCGTTATGTGCTGCCACGTTATGACCTTACCCATACTGACGCGCCGCGTGCGCGGCTTGTCCTCGGTTTGTGCCGGTGTAGTTTCATGTCGGGCTAATCCTTTTGTGTCGGTTTGTTATCGGTATGTTTGTTGCTGTTGTTAAAGCCTAATAATGTAATGCTCTACCCGACGGGCTGCCTCAATCCGTCTACCTTGCATTACGCCTGGTTATGTTTACAGGCCGCCCCAACACTTAGCGTTATTGCTTTCGTCTAACAGCTTTAACGCGTGCCGGTCTAACCATGTTCCCATGGATTAACCCCGCGCCATGCGAACGGCGTACGGTCTTGCTACTAACCAGTTGTAAGTTTTGTATCTAATCGGTGCGCGACAATATCACGGCGCATAGCACCATAAAGGCAACTGCTAACCAGGCTGTACGGTTCACGGTTTATCACCTCGCGCACGTACTAAAGCCTCGATTGCCAGCACTAATTCGTCTTGCGCTTGCTGCAGCTCTTTAGTGGTTTCATCTAGTAAACGCTTTATGGCGTCTAACTGTTGGTTTGCGTAGTCACGTTCGCGCGCTATTGCTGTCATATGGTCATGTAACCGGTCGTATTGTTCTTTAGGGTTATTCATTGTTTCCAAGCCTCGATTACTTTAGACGCCTGGCCCATTGTCAAGGTTTCTAGTATTACGTCGTCGGCGTCTAACAATAATTGCATGGCTTCGAGCGCTGCCAGGTCGTCTAAACCTTTACCTTTAGCTAATGCTTTAATCATGTATAACTGTTTGCTACTAGCGTGTACGCTGCCGTCTTTAGGTGTACGCATAGGCGTTATGGTGGCTTCGTGGCCGTCTAAACGCGCCTCTACTTCGTTACGGCTTGCTATTGACTTACTGACGCCGCAACCCATGTAACCCAACGCGCGCCCAAGTGCAGACGTCATACCTACCATGTATTCGCTTCGCTTCGTGTAAGGCGTGTTGCCTGGGAACGGTTCGGCGGCACTAGCTATAACCGGTATTGGGTCTGCTACGTCGCGCCACACGGTAACGGTGCAACGAATAAACGTCGAGCCGTCGGGCATTGTGATTACTTGGTTATCGGTTTCTTGTATGCGTAAATCGGGCCAGCGCTTTAACGCTTCCGCTAGCCGTGTTGGTACGTCTACGTAGTTGTCTAGGTTAAAGGCCATTGGATACCACGACTTCGCAATCTTGAACGCTAAGAATTTGCATTACTTTTGTTATTTCTTTTGCGCCGTAGTAGGCAGTATTTTTTTGTTCGGCGCAAGCCATAAGCACATTTAGCAACCAATCGCCCGCGTTTAAATCGTCGGGGCTGTAATCGTGCATAGCAACTAGCAACGTAACTTTTTGTAGTTGAGTATCGGGTGTTTCTACTTTTTCTGTCATGTCGGGTATCTTTCTATTAGTCGGGTTTATTACTTGTTTGTACCGTAGCACAAGGTAGTTACACGGTAGGTAAATCCTCGATAGGTTCTAGCCGTTCAGTTGTAACCCAATAAGCGCCGCCGCTTGTGTCTGCGTTGTCTTGCAGCCAATGGGTTTTAACCGGTATTTGGTAGCCCCATGTCCAGCCCCTAATTTTGTAGTGGCAGTCAAACAGCTGCACTAACACAAACGGACTGGCTTTATATGTTGTCGCTTGGTTGCGTGGCACTATTAAGTTTATTTCGTCGTTTGGGCAACGTGTCGACTTAATTTGATATACGCCTACGTCGCCTACTGTCCAGGCTTGTTGATTTAACGGTATTTGGTAATGGTCTGCGAACACTATTTCGCCTAGCGCGCCGTCAATATATTTTTGTAAGCCTGGCGCAAATTGTTTGCGTGTTTCGGTTGGGTGTGCGCCTTCGCCGTAACTGTTGTAGTTAGTGGTGCCGTAACTTATGGCGTCGGCTAATTGCTGTTCAGTGTATAGCCGTTCGTGTGTGTCGTTCATATGCCGATAATTACGCCCATAGCGGCGGTAATAACTGCGGCAGCGAATTTGTGTTCGTCGCTTGGTGTTCCGGCTAAATACTTTTCGCGCAATATTGAAAGTTCATCTAGCAATATTGAGTGGTCTACCGGCTTAAGTGCTGGTATGTGATTAGGTCTAAAAACTTCGTCTACGAAATGTTTAAAAGTTTCTGCGTACTTTTCTGTATACATCTGTCGGGTGCTTTCTGTTAGGCCTGGGTCGGGTATTGGCTGTTCGGTCATGGGTTAGGCAACGCCCAGGGGCCGTACCCCGAATTATGCCATATGGCTAACGCGGAGTTTGTGTTTACTATCGGGTCTAGTAGGTCAGTACACGTTGCTACTAAGCCTTTTGCCTGTAACCAGCCTTTAGGCCAATATTTGTTAGGTCGACACCAATAGCCGTTAATTTGGTACAGGCCATAGCTGCCGCCTGCGGTGTCTTTACCGTTGTAGGCGTCCGCCTTACAGGCGCTTTCACGGTAAATAATGCGCGCAACGGTACCCATTTCAGTTAAAGGCCAGCCCGCTTGTCGAGCAAGTTGTAACGCATATTGGCAATCTGTTAACGGCGGAAAAGTGCCAGTAGTTGGGGCTACAGGTATAGGCGCCAAACTGACCGTAACGGGGGGCGTTACAGGCAGGGCACTAGGCGCGTTGTAAGCGTCGTAGGCGAACGCAAACCCCGCCATGCTTATAGTGACAGCCGTAAAGATTTTGGCTATTAAAAAGTTCATGCAATACCCCTTTTTCGTCGGTCTTAAAACCGTAGTAGACGCTTACGCGCTAGGTGGTGATACTGGCCTAAGCCCTTGTAGGTACAGGCTTACAGGTTCGGGGGTTTTGTCGCCTGGGTAATAAAACCAATGCCACGGTTCGGCAGGCATGACCTCTAATGACCAGCCAAATAGCGGGCCTTGTTCGCACATAAACGCCCACGTTTCGCCCGCCATGTTTGCGTAGTCGACGGCTAAACCTAAGTTATGGCGGCTGCTACCAGGTGCAGCTAGTGGCGCGTTGCCTGGGCGTAAGTAATATTTGCGGCCTTGCCATGTTCGAGTGGACGCGCCCTCAATAGGTTGCAACGTGTAACGCTGTAAAAACCCTGCGGTTTGTTGCGCTAATGACCGGTACGTATCGCCTTGCGAAATGGGTTTAAATTGTTTTATACCTGCAGCAAACGCGGCGGCTCTTATTGCGTTGTATGCGTTAGCGGCTCGCGGGTGCAGCTTGCCAAACGGCTTAATATCTACAAGCATATTTGCAGGTAGTTCGCCTGGGTTCACGTGGCCCAACGTGGCAGGTAATACCAGTTTTTTTACGGCTGGTACTACTACGGGTTTATGGGGTTGGGGTTCCACTAGTCGGCTCTATAGGTTTGCGTTTAAGGCCGTTGGCTGCAACCAGGCCGCTAAGTGTGCCAGTCATAAAAACCGTAAGGGTAGATAGCAAGTCGATAAATTGGGCGTCATTTGGTGACTGTTCTAATGGTTGCGTTACAAATAAAAGGCCGTAAATAAAACCCAAAACGGTTAGCGCAAACGTTACGGCGATAGTGCAGCCGACAAATACAATCATGCGCGCATGAAGTAGTTCTATTTCTGCTTTTTCCCTAGCCATTAGATACCCTTTCGCATTGGGTAATAGTGCTGCAGCGTGTTAGCGCGCTGTTTTTTACTTTTATTGGCGCGTTTGTGCGTGTCGTTTCGCACGATATCGGGATTAGTGCAATCACGACACTAGCCAAGTAGTAACGCGGCTTCATCTGCAGTAATTCCTAAACGGTCTAAAACGGCTTGGCGCGCTGCGGATTTATCGTTTACTAATTCTTGGGCTTTTTTGTGTACCGCGTCTAATTCTTTATCTGTTAAGTCTTTTTTGTTGTCACTTGTACCAAGCCAAATAGAACCGTTAGGCTCGACACTTATAGGTTCTTGATGACCTAATGCGACAGCGGCAGCAAGTAAATAAATTGTGTTCATGGTGCAATTACGATAATAGACCGGTTAGCAAATGTGCCCGTACCTGATGACGTTTTATATTTGCTAGTAAACGTGTTGGAACCTGCGGTTAATGTCACGGGGTAAATTGCGCTGTTAGACCACTCTTGCCCGCCAGTTTTCATACCAAGCAAACTAACTGCAGTTGCATCACCAGCCGCAACAGTCGAAGCACCCGAAACAGCAAAACTCATATAAGTTGCGGCGCCTGATGTTGCGTTATAGCTGTAAGTAGTAACAATTACAAACGCTGTAGTTCCTGTTGTCATAGTCACGGCTGGGCCTGACGTAGCCAAATCTGCGTAACTTGTGCTAGTAGTTGTTTGAGTAGTTGCTACTGTTGCGCCGCTTATTTGTGCGCCAAGGTTAGCCCAAGCCGCCCCGTCGTAATACTGAACTACGTTTGTTGACGACAAATAACATAGTTGGCCCTCGGCTAAAACTTTTTCGCCAGCGCCACCAAAAGCCGCGTCGCGCGTAACCGTTGTAGCAAATACTGGTACGCCTGTACCTGCCGAAATATTCATATTTGCAGCGGTCAAAATTTCCGACGCTGCGAAAAGCGGAACTTTTATTTGTTCGTTTGCCATAGTGCCGTAATCCTAACTTAACGCGGGTTGGGGTGTAGCGATATCTAAAACGCCGTAGGTAATGTCGTCAAGGATAAAGGTATATACCAGGCTTGTAGGGCTTGTGTAGTAGCGCATAGCGTGGCCGCCTTCAAACGTAATTGTATGGTCTATGCCTTCTACGTATAATTCTTGGGTGACAGTACCAAACGTTTCGGTTTTGGTTATTTCTATTAAGTCGCCTATTTCAATTACGGCAGCGTCGGCGCGTTGGGGGGCTGTCAAACTGCCAAACCATATACCTACCGACGTATAACGGGGCGACGGTTGCGCTTCCAAAAGGTAGTCGGCCAGGGTTGCAGCTTGTGGGTCGCTCGATAAAAGGCTGTCGGTCTGTTCTACAGACTGCGTAAAATATTGGGCTATAGACGTAGCGTCGGTTGCTACTTGGGCTATACCTGTTTCGCGCAATATTGAAGCCCTGTTAACGACGTTAGACGCGTCAAATTCAATAGTTAAAGCGTTGTAAGGCACGTTGCCGACGTCGGACAGTTCTAGGGCAGGGCTACTAAACGCGCTTGTAATGCGGGGTTGCATGGTCAATACCCCGCTACGCGATAAAAAAATACGGCCCTGTTCGGCTTCGTTTATGCGGTTTATGTATGCCGCTACTTGGGTATTGTCGGCTACAAGGTAATTGCCCAGGGTGGCTACAGGGCTAGCGGTAATGCTTGTAGCGCCTGCGTAGGCAACTTCAGGGCGGGCTAAAACAGTCGACAGGCGGGCGGCGCTAGTTTCGGCGCTAGGTGTAAACGTGGCTAACGCTGTACGGCTAAGTAAATAGAAATCGTCTGCGCAAACTACCGTTACTTCGTCTAACGCGCCTAGGTTGTATCGGTAATCGTAGTTAGTGACGCGCCCTACAAATAAGTATTCGCCGCTACGCGATACGCGCACAATACGCAACGGCGCTAGGCCTGGCATATCTTGGGCGCTGTCGTAGTAAATACTTAAATCGTTTAACGGGTTTAAGTTTTGGTCTAACACATATTCGCGCATTGTAAAACTGCACGTACCGGCTTGCGTTGTTTGGTCTGTTGTCCGTTGGCGTCCGCGCCTAATGTTTACGGTTTCTACGTATTGGGTTATATCTGCAAATTCGGTAGTACCGTTTAGCACGTAGTCGGGATTATCTAACACGCCCCGCACGGCGTCGTCCAGCTCGAAACCGTCAACTACGGCGCCCGTGTCTAGTTCTACTAGGTAGTCGGGGCCGCCGTTAAGTAACGCGGTAGCCATTACGCAACCTGAATATTTGCGGGGCCGTTAAGTAAATTGAATTGGCGAATACTGTTTACAACGGCTTTACCAATTTCGGCGCTAGACGCTAAACCGCCGTTTACGTTAACTACAAAAGTACCGCCGCCTGGGCCGCCAAAATTGCTATCGGGTCGACTAATAGGCGCCGCTACTGGCCCTCTAATTGCGTCGTTAAAGCCTGCAGAAATACCTTTAACGTCTGCCAACTTTAAGCCTTTACCGGCAAGGCGAGCGTTAGCAACAGCCATAGCGGCTTCAACGCCTGCCAAATATTGTTGCGCGTTAGACACGCCCGCGCTATAAAACTTGGTTGCCGCTAGTTGACCTATCCGGTCTGCCATAGCCTGGGCAGACGCTACAAGCGCGTTAGTTTCGTCTATAGCGGATTGACCGCCTAAAATAAGTTCGGCAGCAATAGCCGCGCCGCTTTCGTTACCAGCCTTTAAAACCTCGGCTAATGCGGCTTCCGACAAATTCATACGTAGCAACGTTTCAACGTCTTTACCATATTTATTTATATTGGTTACTTGGTCACGTAACCCAACTAAAAACCCTGCACCAGTGTCCTTGCCTGCGTCTTTAGCGTCTTTAAAATTAAACGCTTCTAACAAGCTGGTAGAAACCTTTTCGCCAAATTCGCTAAAGGCGTCTTGTGCTGTTTTCAATGCGCCTTTAGCGTCGTCTAACGCTTTTGTCATATCCTCGACTAAGGCCGCCGACGCTTCTTTTATTGCGTCTTTCATTTTTTTTAATTTTTCTGCCGCTAAGTCAACGCCGCCGCCAAACTTATTAGCGCCTTCTTTAGCCTTTTCAAAATCTGCGTACGCTTGTTTTAATTGGTCGTTAGTTAATTGCGGGCCGATAATACCTAAAGCCCCAATTGCCGCGCCAGTAGCGCCAATAGTTCCAGCGGTAATAAGTGTTTGCTGGTTTAACAAATCGCTTTCTTTACGCGCTGCGTTCATCTTTTTCGTGTATGCAGCAAACGCCGCTACGCCTGCAACTACGGCAACAATTCCTATACCTGTAGAAATTTGTACCGCGGTAAATGACGTTGCCAGCGCATAGTTAATAGCTGTTGTAATAATGCTGGCCGCTTTCCACAACATCATGGCGCCTTTAGCTAAAACTATTGCGCCCGATATTGTGCCAATGACAGCAACAAACGCCACAAATTCGCCCGTATTGTTGCCAATGGCTGTAGCAAAATTAACTAAAACCGGTAGCACGGCTTCGAGTATTGGTAAAAATGCTTGCCCTATTGCTACTTTTGCGTTAGATACTTGCGCTGCCAATATGCGTTGCTGGTTTGCTGCGCCGTCCGACGTGCGGGCAAAATCGCCTTGCGCGTCGCTTGTTTGTTGTAAAATTATTTGTTGAGTAGCTAATACTTTTGCTTGCGCGCTTAATGCGCCGGTGCCGTCGTACAGGCCCATTTTCATAGCTTGGGCTTTTATTGCGGCGTCGTTAAGTAATACGCCAAATTTGCGGATAGGTTCGGCTTCACCACGTAGGGCAGCGCCTAAAGCTAGTGCTACGTCGGCGGGGTTTGCATTGTGAAAACTTGCTAGGTCGCCTGAAAGTTTTACCATTTCTATAGAAAAGTTGGATAAGTCCGTACCGGCTAAACCTGCAGATTTACCAAACGTGCCCATAGTGGCCGCGGCGTCTAATGCAGCTTGTTTAGATAAACCCAAACTCGACGCGGCGGTATCGGCAAACTTTTTAATTTCTGTAGACGCTGTACCAAAAATAATTCCTGATTTACTGACCGTTTCGTTAAAGTCGCTTGCAGCTTGGGCAGCCTTGTAACCGCCTGTAACAATGGCACCAAACGCCAGGGCGGCAGGTACCGCCATTTTGTTTATAGCAAACGCCGCTTTATCCGACGCTTTAGTAAGGTTTTGAAATTCTTTAATTGCCTGTTCGGCGCCCTTGCCGTTAAACGACGTTAAAATAGGTATGTTAATTGCCATAGGTAATCCTCATTTTCCTATTGACCATTTCCATAACGTCGGCTACTACGGCTATAACTTCCGTTTCAACTGCCGCCTGGTTTCGGTCTACGGCTTTATCGACTACGCGGGGCTGTTCGCCTTCCTCGGCGTTTAAGTTTGTAATAAATAAGCTACTTGTGTTGCGGCCTGCATGGTCGTAGATAGCGCCTGCAGCGTCGACTTGTTGAATAACCATAATTCGGTAGGGCAAGGCGCCAAATACTACTTGTTCGGTGTAGCCGCCTTTATTAAAGTTTACGTAGCGTTCTTTTGTTGCCCTGGCGCCTACCTTTACTTTAAAACCTTTTTGTACGGCGTCGGTACGGTACGACGTTTCACGGCCTTTAATCATGT